AAAAGTATTTGGAAATGACATTCAATACAAAGCAACTTCTAAAGACGGACAAGTATTTAAAACGAAAGGATGGAGAGATGATAAAGTGGGCATTAACGAAAGACAACTTACCTCAGCTTATAGAGAAACTAAAAAGTCTTGACTTTGCTAAACGTTGGCGTGTAACGGTAACAGACGCTAAACTTAACCGTAGTCTTGAACAGAACGAAAGGTTATGGGAGCTATACACAAGTTTAAGTAATCATTTAGGTATTGAGAAAGACCGCATCCATGAACTTTGTGGCTTTAAATTTTTACGATACCAAACTGAAATAGCAGGTATGCCTGTAGAGCTTATAAAGTCAACAACTAAACTAACCACAAGTGAGATGACAGAATACCAACAACAAATAGAGGTATGGGGTCAGACTATGGGTTGGGGTTGGGATTATTAGTGCAAGTTATTCAAATACAACCTAAAGAAACTTATCAATGGTTGCTTGAAAAACATTATGCAAAACGCATACCACAAATTATGCACTCATTTGGTTTATATATTAATGGAGCTTTAAAAGGTGTTGTAACTTATGGCATACCAGCAAGCCCTGCATTATGTATGGGTATATGTGGTAAAGAATATTCTGATAAGGTGTTAGAGCTTAATAGACTTTGCTTAATGGAAAATAATAAGAATGAATCTAGTTTTTTAGTTTCACATTCTATACAATTATTACCTAAACCAACTATTGTAGTAAGTTATGCTGATACGTCACAAGGTCATGTAGGATATGTTTACCAAGCTACTAATTTTTTATATACTGGTTTATCTGCAAATAGAGTTGATTGGACTATTAAAGGTATGGAACATAAACATTCAAAAACTATATCAGATGGTATGACATTGGAAAGTATTAAAGAAAAATATGGGGATGATTTTTATTACACAGAAAGAAGTAGAAAGCATAGATACATATTTTTTCATGGAAGTAAAACAGACAAAAAAATTATGAGAAAATTGTTAAAGTACAATATAGAACCTTATCCAAAAGGTAATAGTCAAAAATATGATTCTGGTGGAAATATACAAACACAACAGGTAATGTTTATATGAACTATCGCAACCCTAAACTACTTAAACTAGCTAAAGATGCACCATGTGTTTTATGTGGTAGCAATGACGGAACTGTAGTAGCTTGTCATAGTAACCAATTGCGTGACGGTAAGGGTACTGGAATTAAGGCAAAAGATTATCGCATCTGCTACTGCTGCCACAAGCACCATGTTATGATGGATAGTAGCAATGAGTTAAGTAGAGAAGAAAGAATAAACTTATGGGAAGATGCTCATAGACGCACCATAGGTTGGTTATTTGAAAACGGACATTTGGAGGTAAAGTAATGGGTAAGGGTTCAGCACCAAGACCTTATAGCGTAGATGCAGATACATTTGAAAGTAATTGGGATAAGATATTTAAAAAAGAAGGCATTACTTTAACTGAAGAAGAGTTAGCTAATGTTCTTATCATAGAAGATATTGTTAAGCATCACCGTAAAAAACAAAATAGTGATGATGTATCACCACACACTTATGAATACGAACTCAATAAGTCTACCGGTGATGTAGAGAAAAGATTTAAAGACGGAATATCTAAACCTAACGAAAGTCAATTTGATGGCAACTAGCCCAACGCAGTTAAGTCTTAAAAAATTACGAGAAGAAGGATACACAGTAGCAGTAGTAGAACATTGGAATAGTTTTGCAAGAATAAGACAGGACTTGTTTGGCTTTATAGACTTACTAGCTTTAAAAGGTAAAGAAGTATTAGCGGTACAAACAACCACAGCAGGTAATATGTCAGCTAGAGTAAAAAAGATAGGTGACCATGAAAACGTAGGACATGTTCGTGAAGCTGGTTGGACTATTCATGTGCATGGTTGGCATCAAGATGATAAGAAAAAGTGGCATTGTAAAATTAAGGATGTATCGTGAATACCAGAGATAAAATACTAGCTTATCTTACAGAGCCTAAAGCTATAAAAGATATAGCAGCACATGTAGATGGCAATTACAATACTATTAAAAATTTGCTTGTCACCATGAAGATGGAAGGTTATATACACGCATTCAAAGATAAAGATAATAGACTTATGCACTATTACATTCCACAGCCACATCCATTACAAGGTATATTTGGACACACAGCAAACTTCACAGAAGACCAAATAAAAGGTGTTATCAGTCATAATGCAGATGACGCTAAACATAACCTTCAACAAAGAACTACACAAGAAACATTTGGGCAAAGCGTAGCTTATACGCTAACACAATATGATTAGTATGGAACGCTTACTGTCCATCCTCGAGGATTGGGCTTTGTGGATGAAGTCGGATAATCACAAGCTAGGTTATCCATCTAAAAGCATAGGTATGTCATCCGGTGGTGAGTCTACAAGTGAGGCGTTTGAGGAGATGTGCTCTTCGCAAGACATGTCTAACGTAAGGACTATTCACGCTATCGTGCATAGTTTAGAACAAGGACAACAAGACGCTATCTATGCTAAATACTTAGGTGCTAAACCACCATTAGCCTTTTACTGGCAATTAGACATGGCATACGATAATTTACTGACAATAGCAGAAAGAAGAATAAACGCATAATGTTGTTGCAAAGAACTATGAAAGTATGCTATAATACTACTTGTTGGACAACTCCTGTCCGTTAATAACGTAATCCCACAAAAGCCTGACTACACTCTCTCCGTGGTTGGGCTTTTTCTTTTATATGACATTCTCAGTAACAATATGTAGCCAATGCGGTGACCCTTTTGATTCTACCGAGTATCCGCTATGTAATGACTGTAGATATGACCATAGATTTATCAAATTAAGGAAAGATAATGAAATCAGCACCAAAGACAAAAGCAGGCAAGATGAAGAAAGTCAGCAAGGTAATGAAGGAATTTAAAACAGGTTCATTACATTCAGGTAAGGGTGGTAAAGTAGTAAAATCTCCTAAACAAGCTATTGCTATTGCTTTATCAGAAGCTGGCATGGCTAAAAAGAAAGGTAAATAATTATGCCAATGGTCGGAAAAATGAAATTTGCTTACACAGAAAAAGGTAAGAAAGAAGCTAAATCATACGCAAAGAAAACAGGTAAAGCTATGACAGCTAAGCCTATGAAAAAGGCAGCTAAACGTGGCAAGTAAACCAGGCTTGTACAGTAATATTGCAAATAAACGTGCAAGAATCAAGGCAGGCTCTGGTGAGAAGATGCGTAAAGTAGGCTCTAAAGGTGCACCTACTGCTATGGCATTTAAACAATCAGCAAAGACAGCTAAAAAGAAATGATTAAAAAGGGTAAGGAAACATTCTCAGGGTATAACAAGCCTAAAAGAACACCTAGTCACCCTACTAAGTCACATGCAGTATTGGCTAAAGATGGTGACACAGAGAAACTTATACGCTTTGGACAAAAAGGTGTAAGTGGTGACAAAACAAATACAGACAGAGCAAAGTCTTTTAAAGCAAGACACGCTAAAAACATTGCCAAAGGAAAAATGAGTGCCGCTTACTGGGCAAACAAAGTAAAGTGGTAGTATAATAAGCAATGCTTAAAATATTTGTAGGAATGGATTTAAAAATAGAACCGGTAGCTTATGCAGTATTCTGCCAAAGCGTAATTGAGCATTCATCAATACCAGTTAGTTTTACTCCAATGGCTTTAAATACATTATCCGAATATACAGAAACTCATAAAGATGGAAGCAATGCTTTTATTTACTCACGTTTTTTAGTGCCTTATCTTTGTGATTTTAAAGGAATGGCTTTGTGGGTTGATGGTGACATGATTGTAAGGTCAGACATTGCAGAGTTGCTATGGGAATTTCAGCAAGACGAAGCTGTTAAAGTAGTCAAGCATCATTACCAAACAAAGCACCCTATTAAATACTTAGGTGCAAAGAACGAAGATTACCCAAAGAAAAATTGGTCTTCAGTAATGCTTTGGAATTGTGGGCATCACTTAAACAAACAATTAACACCTAGATTTGTCATGGAAAAAGATGGCAAATACCTACACAGATTTCAATGGCTAAAGTATCCTGAAGAACAAGTAGGCAAGCTAGACGAAACATGGAACTGGCTAGAGACGGAATACAAATACAACCCAGATGCTAAGTTAGTGCATCACACTTTGGGTACACCATGCTTTAAAGACTATCAGAATACAGACTATAGTCAAGAATGGTGGGACTGCTATAAACGAATGATATACCCACTTAAAGT